CAAAACATTCTGGTTCAACTTCTTCAGTTTCAATTACTTTTGTTCCAGATTGGAAAAGATTTGGTATGAAATCTATGGACAACAACATTTACAAGATTTTTGAAAAGCGGGTATGGGACGCAAACATTTGTACAACCCCCAACTGTAAGGTTAAGTTTCAAGACGAAGCACTTCCAAAGACTTCCTTTGAAGCATATGCCAAGATGCACGAAGGTGTGACGGATGTGTGTTCGGTGACCACGGATCGATGGTCGGTGTGTATTGGTCCTTCGGAGAATGGTCTTGAGCAAGTGTCTTTTGTGAATGGTATCTGTACGACCAAGGGTGGAACACATGTAGATCACGTGGCGTCGTACCTCGCTTCAGGTATCATCGATGAGATGGCAAAGAAGATTAAGTTGAAGCCACAACAAGTCAAGAACACTTTCAATATCTTTGTGAAGGCAACTCTTGAGAATCCAACTTTCTCGAGTCAAGTCAAATCCGAATGTACTTCAAAGGCTCAAGACTTTGGCAGTAAGTTTGAACCACCAAAGAACTTTGTGAAGAATGCTCTCAAGACTGGTATCAGTGATGAACTCACGGCTTTGTCCAAGTTCAAGGAGATGAAGGAACTCAAGAAGACGGATGGTGCTCGCAAGTCCAAAATTACCGGTATCCCCAAGTTGGACGACGCAAACAAGGCTGGTACAGCGCAATCTGGAAAGTGTACACTCATCGTGACGGAGGGTGATTCGGCAAAGACTCTCGCTGTTGCGGGTCTCTCTGTCGTTGGTCGTGATCACTATGGTGTCTTCCCACTCCGCGGTAAATGTAAAAATGTTCGAGACGCTTCAGTGGCACAATTGACATCAAACCAGGAGTTCAATGATCTCAAGAAGATTTTGGGACTTCAACAAGGCAAGGACTACCAAGATGTTTCTGAACTTCGATATGGTCGCCTCATGATCATGACTGATGCGGATAATGATGGTTCCCATATCAAGGGTCTCATTCTCAATATGATTCACTACTTTTGGCCGTCGCTCCTCAAGTTGGGATTTGTAGTCTCAATGGTGACACCAATTATCAAAGCTTCTAAGGGTGGTCAATCAAAATCATTCTATACAGATTCGGCTTTCCGTAGCTGGTATGGTACTGGACAAGCAGGTTGGAAAATCAAGTACTACAAGGGTTTGGGTACCTCAACCTCGGCCGAGGCTCGAGAGTATTTCAAGAAGATTCAAGATCTCACCGTCAAGTTTGACATGGATATTATGACAGACAAGTCCATCGTCCTTGCCTTTGACAAAAAGAAGGCTGATGACAGAAAGTCGTGGCTTTTGGAAAGTACTGCAAAGGATCCAAAAGAGTTGGAAGTTCCCTATGGTTCAGTCAAGAACTTGAGTATTACCCACTTTGTCCGTAAAGACCTGGTCAATTTCAGTCTGGCAGACTTGAAGCGTTCCATTGCTCACATGGCAGATGGTCTCAAGCCTTCACAGAGGAAGGTCATGTACGCATGCTTCCACAAGAATCTCAAAGATGAAATGAAGGTGGCGCAATTAGCGGCGTATGTTGCGGACAAGTCGGCGTACCATCACGGCGAAGTGTCTCTCGCGGATACTATCGTCAAATTGGCAAATGACTACACGGGTTCAAACAATATCAACCTCCTCGAACCATGTGGACAGTTTGGTACTCGTCTTATGGGTGGCAAAGATGCGTCTCAAACGAGGTACATTTTCACAAAGTTGACCAAGGAGGCTCGTAAGATCTTTGATCCTCGGGATGATCCAGTGCTCAACTATCTCGACGATGACGGGCGCTCCATTGAACCAGACTTTTACATGCCAACTTTGCCAATGGTGCTTGTGAATGGCACGGAAGGTATTGGTACGGGTTTCAGTTGTTATGTTCCACCATTCAATCCCAAGGACATCAAGGAGAATATCGGAAGAGCTTTGAGCGGCCTCGACTTCAAAGAGATGACTCCATGGTTTAGGGGTTTCAAGGGTAAAGTTTTCAAGGAAGACGGTACTTGGATTACAGAGGGTGTGTGGCGAGACACTGGATCAAGACTCAAAGTCACCGAGTTGCCACCAGGTCGTTGGACTCAAGACTACAAAGAGTATCTTGACGGTCTCGCGGAAAAGAAAGTTATCTCGGGATTCACAAACAATTCAACGACCGAAGATGTTGACTTTGAAATCATGGGCTACAATGGGAAGGATCTTGTGAAGGACCTCAAGATGAGAAAGTCATTCCATACATCCAACATGCACCTCTTCCACCCAGTGAAGGGTATCTACAAGTACTCAAGTCCCGAAGAGATTCTCAAAGACTTCGTGGATCTTCGTCTTGAACATTACAATAAGAGGAAAGAACACCTCATCAAAGTGCTTGAAGTGAGATCCAAGATGTGTGGATACAAATCAAAGTTTGTCACAATGGTCATTGAGGGGCAAATCATAGTCTTCAAGAGAAAGAAGGACGACCTTGAGCGACAATTGGCTGGTATCTTCCCCAAAATCAATGGAAACTTTGACTATCTCCTCAATATCAAGACTGTCCAGTACACTGAAGAATGTGTACAAGAACTCCTCAAAGAATCAAAACAAGCGAAGGAAGAACTTGAAATTATGAAGGGTACTTCACACATTGACATGTGGAAAATGGATATTAAAAATATGTAAGCAATAGTAGGTATGGGTGAAGCTGCGAAAATTTCGCTCAAGGCTATTGGGAAGCAAGACACGTATTTGCTTTCCAAAGATCCAGACGAGTCCTTCTTTAATTATACCACCGATCGGAGACATTCCGACTTTAGAAAGTATCACAGGAGTAAAAATGTTGTTAAGCCTGGGAACGCAAAACCTTCATGGCCATTTGGAGAGACAATCAAAGTACAATTCAACCCCACAAACATGGGAGATCTTTTGAGTAACATGTATTTGAGTCTAACACTTCCTGGTATATCTGATGGTAACTATGCGGATCAGGTAGGAAGACATATTCTTAAAAGTGTGACAATGTTTGTGGATGACATCGAAGTCGAGAAAATACATGACGATTGGGGAATTATCTATGACGACCTTTATTTAGAAATATCAGAAAAAGTAGCAAATAGATTTCTTGTAAATAGAAACCTTGGTTATGACGACTCACCAACAAGTACAAGTGTCGCGCAATATGATGCGGACCTGGTGATACCTATTCACTTCTTTTTTTCACGTAAATTTGCAAGTGATGAATATGGAACCAATAAACCGAACCGACCATACTTTCCGGTGTGTTCAATATTTCGTCAGAAAATTGAGTTTGAATTTGAGTTCCACAGACAAACATTCTTCACAAATACAACCGAGACGGTGACACTCCCATCTTTCAATGTTGTGACGGAAGAAATAACCATAAGTCCAGACGAGAGGAGATTTCTGGTGAGTGAGAGACAAGTCTTTATAACCGATCTCGTGAGAAAACACTCGGTGGCGGTGAGTGAACTTAATGAGGATACCATAAAAAACAACCTTGTCCCAAACATCCCAGTGAAATGTATTCACTGGTTTGTGAGAAATACGATTTTTGAAAACGAGGATGATGCAGAAGGTAGTGGTTCGGGTGGTGAGTACCTATATGAAAACAGGTTCAATTTTTCAGCGACATTGGATTTCCAGGGTGAAAATACAACTCTCTACCCAATAATGAAAGATGCGTCATTTTATATAAACGGGAACAGGTTACCCGAATTAACAAAAACGGGTCATGATTATTACAAATTTCTAATTCCATATCAAAAAAGGTTGTCTAGGCCAATACGAAATATTTACACATATAGTTTCTCGTTGAATCCGGTAAATGTGGAGCCATCGGGAAACCTGGACTTTAGTCAAATTCAATCAGATAAGACTAACATAGAGGTAAAACTAGACACAGATTCAGGTATAGACATCTCCACAGAAACATTTTCCCTGAATATGTACTACACTGGATATCAAACTTTTGTGTTTCATAAAGGCTTTATGTCGATTGCTTATTAAAAAGACTCTCCTTGTTTTCCGATATGTAGTCAATAATATTATTCTTGATACACCATTTGATGAAATTCAATTGCGCCAACGTCGTTTGGATTTCATGGGATGTACCCGGTACTGTGTAGGCAAACTTTTGAGATCTACAGAATGGATCAAACAGTTGCTTACTATATCCATTAAGACTTGACTTGTAAGCGCAATGGACTGTGAATAATTTTCCGTCACCGGTTTGGTAAGAAGTATGATTCTTCTTTGCATAGTTTGTGATAAACCATTCCAAATTGCGGAGAGAAATACCACTTGATTTGTCTAATATAGTGAGGAGTGTAGATCTATTCTTCTCGTTGTCGTAAAAGTTGTTGATGGATGTTAGTAGAATATCGTTTTTGCTCATTACTCTATTAGACTCCCAAATCTATAAGCTCCTTCGATGATGCACATCCTGGACACCCCCTCACAAACATCTGTTCTGGACCATGGTTATGTAAGTTTGAACTTGATAATGTGCGATGACATATCCGTTCACCCTGTGCTTTGTGATGACGACAGTACCCATTGTATACCGCCTTGAAAGTGCATCTATGACCATCCGACTTTGTTCCCTTGCACGTGGTACTCACAAATGAAACTGGGATATCTTTGAGTAAAAGTTCGAGAGGTATCGCGTGCTTTTTTGAAATTGTTAGGGCATATTCGTTGAGAATTGCGTTCACTCGCTCTTCCAATTCCTCATCAACTAGCTGTGTAATCTTCTCGTGAAGACTCATCCTTACACTGTTTTAGCTCGTAGTTTTTAAATATGTCTTCAACTGAACCTTGTCTCGCCTCCTTAAGACGGGCTCTGAGAACCGCAAGAGTTCCAGTCTCTTCAAGGCCACGACGCTGACATTCCGCAATGAGATCATCCTTCTTCATTGTGCTGAGGGCTGGTTCTCTCTTCGGTTTCGGTGGCTTGTGTTGATTAATAATTTCACCAAAGATTTCCTCCTTGACATTCTCATATAATGGGTCCAAAAGATCACACACAGGATTTAGGAATTTGTTAAGGAAATAATAGTGATAATCAACAGGTACACCATGCTCTTCTACATATTTTGGATCTTCGGCCTTTTCGTACGCTTTGGCTTTGGCATTCTCGGTCTTTGTGAGAAGGTATGGTACCCGATCGCCCGATTGTGGTTCAGAACCAGGCTTTCTTTGGCGCATCTTTGTGACAACCTGAACATGAGACTGATTAATATTGACACTTTCAGCACTCGTTACAGACACATTCTTACCAGCAACCTTGTAAGTATCCGACAGAGACTGACTCAATACAAGTTTGTCATTGGGAACATCTCCCGAAAGCAGCTCAATCGCCCGCTCTTTGGCCAATTCCTTCGGTGGACCGGGGTCACTTGATGTGAGAACAACATCTAAGAGTTCCTTACAGACCTCCCGTACATGGGGAGTATTGTCTCGTCTCACCAATTGAAGACCTTTCACATCAATGTAATCCATATGCATCTTGTCATCCTTGCCTTTTGTCCACAACTTTGCGGCGTACCTCTTTTTGGAGTACAAGAAATACGGCCAGTAGACCTTCTCCAATTCAAGATTATTTGGCTTCTTGAAGAGAGCCGAGCATTCTTCAGCGGCTCGCTCACCCACTTCCCAACTGTAGGCAATGGCCTCTTCACCCTTGCGATCTCCCACATCAAACTCAACCATCACACTATCCGTATCGCCATACCTTACCTTTGCACC